CTCAACGGCGCCGACCCAATCGTCGGCCTCATCGAAGAAGTCGCCACCAGCTCGCCTGAGGTCACTTTGATCCCAGCTCGCACCATCCGTGGCACGAGCTACAAAACCGTCATTCGTAACAGCCGGCCATCCGTGGCTTTCCGCGCTGCCAACGAAGGAACGGACGCCAGCAAATCCAACTTCACCGAACGCCTCGTCGAGGCCTTTATCCTCTCGGCTCGCGTCGAAGTGGACAAGGCAGTCGCTCGCGGTTACGAGGACGGACCAGAAGCAATCCAAGCCATCGAGGCAGCAGGCGTCATGCGTGCAGCTCTCAGCACGGTCGGCACCCAGACGATCTACGGCGACGCCGCAGGATCCAAAGGATTTACCGGCCTGCAATCCATGGTTGACGGCTTCGGCTCCGAGCTTGTTGTCGACGCAGGCGGAACTTCCGCAGGCACCGGCTCCTCGGTCTATGCGATCAAGGCAGGCAACACCGGCGTGCAGTATGTCTACGGCAACGGCACCACATTCGATCTCTCATCCTTCCGTGAAGGAGACGCAGTGGACGCAGCTGGCAAACGCTACGCTGCCTTCATCTCCGACCTCACCGCTTGGATCGGCTTCCAGTGCGTCAACAAATACGCAGTGGGCCGCTTGAAAGACGCAACAGCAGACAGCGGCAAAGGCGTGACCGATGCGAAACTTGCAGAGCTTCTCAGCAAGTTCCCAGTCGGCGAGCGTCCTACGCACCTGCTCATGTCCCGCCGCTCCGCTTTCCAACTTCAAGTCAGCCGGACATCCGCGCCGAACACGAAGCAGGAAGCATTCAACGGCATCCTCCCAGGCGTCCCAACGGAATCCTTCGGCATCCCGATCATCATCACCGACTCCATCGTCGACACCGAAACCCTTAGCTAATTCCTACCATGTCCACTCGATACAATCGCAACTTACAAGATAGCAACTACGTCTCCTCGGTCACTCTGCTCGCAGCAGGTGCCAACACCGCATCCTTCGATCTCGAGCAGATCGAAGGCGGCGACATTGAGGCAGTCGTTTTTGAACTCGCAGCGCCAGCCTTGCTTGAAGCAGAGCTGACCAACGCAAAAGTCGTCACCTACAAACTCGAAGACTCAGCCGACAACTCTTCTTGGGCCGCTGTCGACCCGCTCATTCAAACCACTCAGACTGGTGCGACTGGCGTCAACCAACCAGCCAAGACGATCCGTTTCCGTCTCCCAGCCAACACCCGCCGCTATGTTCGGATCGCTCAAACCGCGACCGCAACTCCCGGAACTTTGGGCAAGGCAATGGTCGCCAAATTGTTGTTCTAACAACTACCGGAGGAGCTAGGTTTTTAGTGTTTCCTAGCTCCTCCACCCCCTTTTCTTTTTATGCCATGGGTATCACTCACATCCGACGGTCTCAGAGACCGGCTTGCCTCCGACGAGTTCGAGGCATTGCTGGCTGAGTCACCCGCGCCAGAAGCCAAGATCGACGAGATCTTGGAGCAAGTTGCGCAAGAGATTGTTTCCAGGGTCAATTCAGGTCGCCGCAAGCGCGGACTGCCTGCAGTCATCAACACGGGTCGCAACATTCCACCCGGTTCACAGCGTCACGGCTACGCTCTTGCCCGTCGGCTTTTATCCGAGGCATTCCCATCACTCGCAGAATTCAACGGCGACGACCGCAAGGTCGCTGTCGAGGCTGCTGAGACTTTCATGGACGATCTCGCAAAGAACGACGCCGACTCTGACGATACCGGAGCGGCCGCGTTCGCAGCATCATCAGCATCATCATTCCGCTATGGCGGCAACGCAACCATGGACTTTGCAACGTCACCATGAGCATAATTCGCCAGATCGTCGAAAGCATCGCTGAGACACTCTCAGATCATGCGTTCTTCCGCACCGTGCCGAAGATCCCAGTTCTCGTCGAGGATGGGAAGGACATTGAGACGAGCATCATGACCGCGATGAAGAGTGCCGGGGCATTCTGCCTGGTTCACTTCGAATCGGCTGAGACAGACTCGGAGAACACTCCCGGTCCTTACCTATCGCAGTCTCAATTCAAAGTTACAATCTCAGAGATCCCGTCGGTCTGGAGATCGAAGAGCGGCACCACGCCATCATCGACAGAGATTGCAGAGGCGGTCGCTCGCATTCTCCACCATACCCAACCGCTTGACAAGGATGACGAACCGCTCTCCGGCGGCGTCATGCTTTTTACAGGACTGGAGTCGCAGACAAATGAGTCCATGCTCCAGAAAGTCGTCAGCTTAACCATACCCGTCGGACTATCAAACGACGAGCCAACTAGATAAAACAATGCCAACATTCACACGCACCACCATCGTTCGCGGACCAGCAAAGGTCGTCTTTGATTCTGCCACCTTCTATTCTAAGGGCGGCATCAGCATTACCATGACAAACTCAACCTTCGACAAGGAGTCGGATGCCTATGGCATCCTCGGCAAGTCGAAGACCGATTTTCAAGTCGTCGTTGAGTTTGAGCCAGTCGGCGAGATTGAAGCGCTGACAACCCTCTTCCCATACGGCAGCACCGCTATTGGCGCGAGCATCTACGGAGGCACCGACAAGCCGCTTGTCATCACCGCAGTTGATGCGACCTACACGATCCGCAACGCAGCTGTGACCCAGATGCCTAGCATCCGCTGTACGGCAAACAATACCGCGTTCGGATCTGTGCAGTTCACCGGCATCCTAGAACTTGCTGGAGATCCATCCGCTCTGACTGACTATTACGCAGTCGCAGCCGGGGCAGCGATCGGCACGCTCTTCGACCCGGCGAAACTCGTCACTGCACCCTACACCGCGACGCTCGGCGGAGCCACGACGTTCTTCTCTGAGGCTGGCTTCGAGATTTCTTTTGACCTCGGACTCAATCCAATCGTTATCGATGGAATCGGCACGGTTGACATGTCCCTTCAAAATCTCGGCTGCAACATCACCTGCATCCCGGTCGGAGTCGCAGAGAACGTCTTTGATACCTACTTCGGATCACTCGACGCAGGTGAAGATCTCGCATCAGCAACGCTCGACATCAGCACAGCGACAAGCAGCGGTCTGAACTTCGACTGTGGAGCAGTGCAGATCATCGACCTCCAGAAGCGTTTCTCGCCTACTGAGAACCGCCTCGGACAACTCAGCATGTCGGCTCGCCGCACATTTACCTCCGGCAACCCTAACGCACTCTTTACCATCGCCTCAGTCGCTTAAGATCCGTGATTGCTACCCTTACAATCGGCACGCGTCGTCTTGAGCTGGCTGGTGGCAATGGTCGCCAATCCGAAGCCACGCGACTTTCGATGAGTCCGCAGCCAACCGTCCAGACCGTCGCCTATGTCGGCGCGGTCGAGGCGCGGCAGATTCCCCGGGCAGGCATGACGACGACGGTGAGTTTTGAATCATCGACCGAGTTTCAGAGCTTGCAGGCGGCCGAATACTTCGTGCAGAAGCTCCCGAGCTATCTGAACAACCTGAGCGCACGCTCGCTCTTCCTCGGCTCGCTCAACACGCTCGGCACGCAGCAGGTTGAGACGACAACAGCAGTCGGCACGCTTACTCAGTTTGGATATGTCGCCGTAACTATCACCTCAGCGATTCTCGACGTATCACCGTTGACAATCCAAGTCCCTGTATATTTGGCATATTCCTCTCCTACGCTCTGGGCCGCTCTGGTGCGCACCGCTCTTATCCAGAATGGAGACGTATCGAGCCATTACAACGTCGGCGGCACCGGCGCCTCAATCACGCTCACGGCACGCAACGCGGCCGCGAACGATTCGACCCTGAATATCGCGCTCTCGAACGGATCGCCATCCCCGGGCATTACAGCCGACCCGACCAGCGACAACACGACCGCAGGCGTCGCTCCGACCTATTACAGCAGCCAGACGATCTACGAAGCATTCCCAGCGATCTCAGCAACGCAGATCGGCGTGACGGTCAACCTATCAGTCAGCGTCACAGGACGTATCACCGCTTAACTTATGGCCAACCGAAAAGTCACGATTACGATCGACACGAAGGCGAACACGTCCGGAGCTACGCAAGCAGCGACCGCAATGGACAGGCTTGCCACATCGTCAAATGCAGCTACCACTGCTACAACGAACGTTGCCAAGGGAGCATCCAAAGCAAGTCAACTTGTCGGTCAGGCTGGCTATCAGGTTCAAGACTTTGCAGTCCAAGTCGGTGGAGGCACGTCCGCTTTGACCGCTTTCTCTCAACAAGCTCCTCAGCTCCTCGGAGCGTTCGGCCCAGCAGGAGCCATTGCTGGTGCATTCGTAGCTATCGGAGCGATCGCCACGAAAGTTTTCTTGGGAATGCAGGTAGACGCGATGAGCGCAGCCGATAAAACCAAGCTCCTTGCAGAGGGATTGAAAGAAGCAGGCGAGGCAGCAGCGAAAGCAGTCGATCGGAAATATGACTTCGGAAGACAGAAGATCGAGGACGCAGCGACAGAAGCACAGAGATTCGCTGAGCAGTTAAACAATACAGCCGAGAATCAACTCAAGCTCAACCAATCAGTCAGTGATTCATTTAACGCTCTTTATGACGCTGAGAAGATACTCATGGAAATGCGCGGAGAATCAACCGACGCGTTCAAGAGTCAATCTGAACAAGCAGCAGAGGACGCCAGACGTAGGAAGGAGGAGGTGAATCAGGCGATTGCAGCCGAGCAGTTGAAAATCAAACTTGCTGAGGATGCTGTTACCATTGCATCCGAAACCGTAGTTAAAGGACAAGAGCTAAAGCAAAACGCCTTCGAAGAAATGAGGGCAGCTCGAGAAGCTCTCAGAGTGACAGAAGCTCGCCTCGAGGCAACCAAGAAGCTCGCATCTCAGACCAGCATGATGAGCAAGATCGGCGGAATGCTCAGTGAAACTGGGAGCCTTTCTCCAGAGCAAGCCAAACGATCCGAAGCTGCACAGTTCACTCTGGACACAGGACAGATCGAAAGAGAAATGGAAGCTCTTCGGGGCAAGATTGAAAGCCTTTCGGAATTGATGGGCAAAAGCACGGCCGACATCAACAAATCATGGAGAGAACTCAATGATGTTGAGGCAAATTTGCAGGCAACAAAAGAGAACGTCCAAACGGCAGTCACAACGATCACGCAGGCGGCATCAGATGAAGAAATCGGTGCGGCAGCAAAACAGATTGAAGAACGTGCAAAGTTAATTGCTTCCGAGATCAAGAACATCACAGACGAAGTCAAAGCATCGACACCGAAAGAGCAGGAGGCGCTCGAAACAATCAAAAAGAATCTTGAGGATGGGAAAATCACCCTGAATGAGATCAGCACGACCTCCTCCGCGATCTCCCAACTTGGTCCTCAGATCCGCGAAGCGATCACCGGCAACACTCAGAAGATTACTCAACTAACGACAATCATGCAGGAGTTCAAATCTCAAAATGCCGCCTTGCAAAACCAAATTGACAACCTTCAAAGAAGAATATCAACTCCGAGTCCTCAGAGATAAAACATGCAGACAAACTGGACAATCGAAGGCGAGGCGGGGCAGGGCTGGGACGAGACGCCTCAGTCCATGGAATATCGCAAGATCACAGGCGCAAAGGTCGACTTCCGCAGCCTCGAGGCGGACGAACTCAACCTGGCGATCGTCGTCGAGGACGCTGCCACCGAGATCTTCGTCGCAACTCCTACCTGCACGCCTGACTCATCAGTCCGGACAGGTGCGACAGTCAACGTCGTCGTCTCCTGCGCGACGGCTGGCGCAACCATGCGCTATACGACCAACGGAAGCAACCCAACAGGATCCAGTCCGATCGTCGCCAACGGTGCGACGCTCACCGTCGCCAATCCATCAACGCTTAAGGTCAGGGCAACCAAGACCGGACTGCTCGCCAGCGACACGAAGGTCGCTCAATACGTCCTGCAAGGAGTCGTCGCCACAGGCGGCGCCAGGAACGACGGAGGCGGATACCGCACGCACACTTTCCTATCATCGGGCTCCTTCGTCGTCACGAACGGCGGCTCAGCCGACTATCTCGTCGTCGGTGGCGGCGGATCAGGCGGAGGCAACTCCTCGACTCGATCCGGAGGTGGCGGAGGCGCCGGTGGATACCTGACCGGCACAGTCTCGCTCGCGGCCGGCACCTACGCGATTACAGTCGGAGCCGGTGGACAGGCGCTCGTCACTCAGACATCCGCCTCAGACGGCGGAGCGTCATCGATCGGTACGACGGTTAGCGTCACCGGAGGAGGCGCCGGGGCGAGCGTCTCAGGAACGACAGCAGTCGCAGGTCGAGCCGGTGGATCTGGTGGCGGTGGCACTTCTGGAGGTGCAGGTGGTGCACGCGTCGTCGGTCAAGGTAACGTGGGCGGCTCTCCATCATCATCAAACTACGGCACAGGAGGAGGAGCTGGAGCCGCAGGAGAGAATCGCTCAGGAGCTGCGGTCGATGGTGGAGCAGGGCTTTCCTCGTCGATCACAGGCACCGCAACGACCTACGCGATCGGCGGCGGCGGATCGCTCACCCCGAACGTCTCGGTCGTGCCGAACACAGGTAGAGGCGGCGCTGGAATGTTCAAACAGGCAGCAGTCGGCATTGGAGCGAATGGATCCTCTGGGATCGTCGTCATCCGATACGCGCTCGCACAACCAGCCAACCCAACGAACATCCCATCGACCGACTCGACCCTTCCTTCACTCAGGCAGGAAATGGCGATCTACCGCGACGGAGTCCGGTTCTTCCACGGCAACGTCACGAATATCCGAAGCCTCATCCGAGGTGACTCGCACGAGCACCAAGTCACAGTCTCAGGTCCGTGGTGGTTCCTCGAAAAGGTGCCGTTCACGTCACTCATCCAAGACGGAACCGGAATAACTGCCGAACGGATCTCCTATGTCTTCGGCTCGGCATCAACAGGTCAAGATCTGAAAACAAGCATTGAGTCAGCAATCGATCGCTCTGCGGCGCTCGGCTGCCCGATCGCTACCATCGCCGGAGGATCGACAGTGGCAGCGATGCACGAATTCCCAAGGATCACGCTTAACCAATCGACCTGCGGTCAGGCGATCTCCGAACTTGTCCGGCTCGTTCCAGACGCGATGGTCTACTTCGACTATTCAGTCAAACCGGCAAGGATGCGAGTCACGCGCCGACCTACCTGCACGACGACGACATTTGACGAGAACACGGCACCGATCACCTCAATTGACATAAACCCGGTTATCGAGCTTGAGGTCGACCAAGTCACTCTACCGGCAGTCACTCGAAACATTATCGGTCTGACGATATTTAATAATCAGACATCAGGCACGGCTCCGACGGGCAAGGACATAACCAAGAGGCAGGTCATCACCGTCGCGGGGCCAGAACTCGACACCTTCCTGCCGAACGACCTTTTCGATGCTCAGACGATTGTGAAAAGCACAAGCTATGCAATCCTAGCACATGATTCAGATGCTGCATGCGTAACAGCTGCAAGGAACTATGGAATAGCTCGCCTACCGATATTTATTGGAGGTGGGAGTATTGTGGTTTATAGCTCAAGGTATGTTTATCCATACTTTAGTGGAAGTTTTTCCAGTCTGAGTGCTTTCGATCCTACGAATCAAAGTATTATCAATGCTAACGGCGTAAGTTTGACAGATTACAGCATTCTAACATCTGGAGAGCCGGCCGATTGGACTGGTATCCAATATGAGGCTGTCACAGTAAGCGGAGTAATGATGCTTGTGCATCGCTTTGACAATAGCAATAGTGGAGTCCCCGGGTATCAGTATTACCCACTCCCATCATACATCGCAGCAGCTGGATTTACTGAGTGTTTAAGTGGTTATACAGGAATAAGCTATAATGATGATAGAGTAAAATATTACTTCAAACCTTTCAGTTACTCAGCATTCGCAACACCCGGGGCAACTGGTTCCAGCACGATCTACAAGCCTGCCGACTATTCATTCATCAACCCACCGGAAGGACTGGCCAACTTCCTGAGATCCACGCAGAATTGGCTTCCATACACCGGCGAGATCGTCCTCGAACAAGAAGACGTCGGGGCGACTCGATACGCAGGCACGAAGGTCAACATCACGAACTCGCTGCCATCGTTCTCTGAGATGGGAGCGCTTGTCTCAGGCGAGTCGATTGAGATCGAGAGCGGTAGGACGACGATCCAACTCGGAGCACCTCCGCGGAACGACTACCGCACTCTCGTTGACAAGATCCGCAAGACCTCACAGGACAACATCAGCTACGTATGAGCGCATTCACCACCACGAAATCGAACATCGGCGACCTCAATATTGAAACTGGGGTTGTCTTGGATCTGATAGCAGGAACGACCGAGATCTTCTCGATTGCCAATTTCCAAGCGTCGGCTAACGTTCCAGATCCGGAAACGTCAGTCATTCGCTCTGCTCCGCGCTTTGCTGGAGGATCTAGCCGTAACTTTTTTATCGAGGAAACCGTAGTTCCGAACGTCATCCCGAACGGATGGTTCAAACAAACCAAGAAATACGAATGGGCATCAGAACTTGGCGGATTCACGATCGAAGTCGGATCTGATGGAAGCCTCGAATGGTCGGACGGAACCGACGTGATAATGACAGCGCCACCAGGCACGATCCCGCTCGATGATCGAGTTCAATGCAGCGCGGGCGTTGCATCCGGATCTGGCAACATGGGAACGTCAGAATATACGATTGACCTCGGGACAGCCACCGGACTTGTCACTTTAAACTTCGAGGCATTTACTGTTCCAGACATTTTTATCGTCGAATACGATGGCGCCTCGGTCATCAACACTGGGTATCGAGGAGTTAGCGGCACTTATGACGGAGTCGCTGTTACGGTCGCTGGACCGGGACTAGGCAGCGCATCGTTCACAAAGTCGACAGCTAATCCTACGTCATGCACGGTTCGCATCGAGGCGCCATTTACCGGCACGGCATGGGAGTTTGATCTTTCCTGTCCGGGCGGTGGGGCGCCTCCTTACACGCCATCATCATCAGGCAGGCAGACATTCACCGCAACCTCGACCGCATACGGCAATTCGCTCAACTATGGAACACCCTTCACAGTTGACGTCATCTATGAAGGCGGTCAGACGCTGACACAGATTGCATTGACAAGCGAAGTTCTTTTCACATCAAATCCGCTCATAATGGAACAGGATAGCGTCACGAGATGGGGCGATTATGGCGATTTTCGGGTTGACATCGATGACACCGGAGAGGCGACGATCTCAGACCGGACAGCCGTCGTCGCAATCCGGCCGACCGTCGTCGGAGCTGAGCAATATCTCGACCCGAGCGGATCCTATGAGGCAACCGCCCACGGCCGAGACACTTACAACCTTGGAGTTGAGTTCTTCTGTTCGATCTCAATGATCCCCACAACACCGCTCGAGCTTTACACCTTCCTCAAACTTATCCTGACCGGCGGAGCGATTACCGACGTGCGCGGGCCGTTCTCGGAACCTAGCCTTCCAGCCAACGCAACCAACCTAAAGATCCTCCCGATCTCCTATTCGAACGGACTCGGAACGGTTGAGCAGTTCTTCGAAGGCACAGTTTTGTGGAAATAGACTTGCTAATCTAAAAAAGAATGGCAAGGGGAGGTCAATGGCTGGCACGAACTTTGACACTCACGCAGGCGAGACTTTCACAGCGAGCTTCACCTGCCTTGACGCTGCGGGAGATCCAGTGGATCTCACTGACTATTCAGCGCGTGCTCAGGTGCGCTCCCAGCTAACCTCGACGAGCGTCATTCTCAACCTCGCTCCCACGATCCCGACGCCTGCGAACGGCGTCATTGCGATCAACGTCGAGACGACCGGCATCATCGCTGGGATCTACTACTGGGATATTGTCCTCGACACACCAGACGACGACACAATCTTTGTGACCGGCGGCACAATCAAATTCCGCAACCTCGTAACCAGACCCTAATCCATGAGCGCTATATCCATCGTAGAGGTCGAATCGAACAGCGAAGGCATCGCCATTGTCGAAGTCCGCCAAGGTCCAGTCGGTCCGCAGGGGCCGCCTACTGGCGACCTGCCACGCGGTCAGATCTCGATCCAAGGCAACACAACCGAGACCGACATCGTCACAATGAACGCCTTCGTCCAGGCTGGGATCGTCGGAACGCTAGACACGCTCACCGACATTGACTTCACCGCTCTGGGATCGGGAAAGTTCGGCATGATCTACAACGGAGCTTCAACGAGGACATTCTGGATCACAGGATCCTTCGACGCGACCGCTGGCAACAACCAGACCCTCGCAATCCGCATCGCCAAGAACGGCACGTCGATCCCGGAGACCGAATGCCGAGCATTTACAGGATCAAGTGGAGCCGAGGCAAAGCTGGTCACGACTTGGATGATCGAACTTTCCACCGGCAACGAAATCACTTTGCTTATCGCCAACACATCTGGAACCACCGACGCAACGATTCGCCGAGGTCGTCTCGTCATTAACTGCATCCCTTAAAAAAGAAAATATATGGACCCCATCGAATCAATCCCACAAGAAACAGCCGCCTTTGGACAACGCGGAGTTATCGTTGAAACTGGAACGACAGCGATCACCGGCATCATGGCCTACGCCATCCAGATATTGAGCACCGCGAACTTCGCCACGCTTACCGAGTCACAGAAAACTGGCGACGCCATGACCGGCTTCGACATCGACCCAACGATCCTATACGGCGACTTCACAGCCATCACCCTTACTTCCGGCAGAATCAGAATCTACCTCAAATGAGACTCGGACTTCGCATGGGGCTGAATAGTCGTGGAGCCGGTGGGGGTGGAGATATTCCATCCCTCGACCTCCAGTTCGCCACCGACAAGACCCTCACCGCCCGCCGAGGTCCCACCCCCACGTTCACGAG